ACTGGTAAGTTTAATATTACTCGATCAAACTTATCCTTATTACCACCATCAGCAGCTCAAAGATTCCTTATTGAAGGCCATGAGTTTGTCCTAGATGAAAGTGATCTTCAGCAGATTAGTTTAAAACTATGGAAAGAAGATAATGATGGCACATTCTTTAATATTCAATCTAAAGACCAGATGGGCGATATTGCTTTTAATGCTTTAGGTATTAAACCTTTATCTGCTACTAAAAAAGGCAAAGCTCAATTTGATGATGATTTAATTCAAAGTATCGCTGATCAGCACTCTTGGGCTTCAAAACTTAGAATATATGGTAAACTTCTAAAGATTAAATCTACTTATATGGAAAGATTCTTAGAAGGTGAAGAAGATGGCAGATACTACTTTTATTATAAGCAACATGGTACAGTGTCAGGTAGATATGGTTCAGATGCTCAGCAATTACCAAGACCAAAAGAAGAAGGTGAAGATGATCCTATTATCATTGAATACAACAACTTAGTACGAGCATTCTTTATCTCAGATGATAATAATTCATTTGTCGATTGTGACTATGAATCTCTTGAACCTCACGTATTTGCTCACGTTTCTGGTGATGATGGGCTTAAAGATATCTTTAGAAACAACTGGGATTTTTATTCAACCATTGCCATTAAGACAGAGAATCTAAATCAATATTCTCCAGATAAAAAAGCAGATAATTTCCTAAGAAAACATGCGCCTCAGATGCGAAATAACGCAAAAGCTTACGCTCTTGGTATTCCATATGGTATGGGAGCTTATGCGCTAGGAATGACGCTAGGAATTCACCAAAAGAAGGCTCAGGTTCTTGTTGATGGATATCTTAATGGGTTTCCAGCACTTAAACAATGGATGTTTGATGCTAAAGAACAAGCTCAAACTTTAGGATATGTTAAAACTCAAGTTGGTCGTATTCGCCACTTAGATAAAGTTAAAAAGATATTTGATACTATCGGCGATGCTATTACAGATTGGCAAGTAAGAAATATGCTTACTAAACAATATGGCAAAGATAAAGTTACAAAAATCTATAGAGACTATGTTAATGGTATTAATAATGCTAAGAATGTACAGATTCAAGGTCTATCAGCTTCTATAGTAAACAGAGCAGCTATTGCGATTAATAGAGAGCTTAAAAAGCGTAATATTGATGGATGGGTTTGTGCACAGATTCATGATCAGATCGTAACCGAGATACCAGAAAAGCATGCTGAAGAGTGCGCTAAAATAGTACAAGAGTGCATGGAAAATACTACAAAGATAAGTATTGCTTTAAAAGCTCCTGCTGCTATTGGAAAAAACTGGAAAGATGCTCACTAAAAAATTTTAAATGTTTTACATATTTTTTGTATATTTATAGTAGAACGCCCATAACTTTGTTAATCTTGGGATAAGTGTCCCTTGAATAGTCACAGGCTATAAAAAGATTAGCAATATTAATTAACAATTATAAAAAGGAAAGAATGATCACATCAACCTATGTGTATACTTATGATAGTATACCTATGCCCACAGCGAGCATAACATCAAAAAAAAGTAGACTTAAAGTCTATAATCACACAAACATCTACTTAAAAGATAATTCTAATTTTGAAATAGAATTACACAATCCTACACCAAGTAGATATCTTGCAAAAATTTATATTAACGGAAAAGAACTATCTAAAGCTGGAATTATTATTAATTCTGGACAGCGTGTCTTTTTAGAACGTTATATAGATCAAGATTCAAAGTTTCTATATAAAACATTTGAAGTAGATGATGTAAAAGAAACAGAATACGCCAGATCTCAAAATGGATTAATTGAAGTAAAATTCTATAAAGAATCAAAAAAAATCAATTACGTATTTAATACTCCGTACACAGGAACATACTATTATAATAATATGGGATCTAGTGTATCATATAGTATTACGACTTTACAATTACTCAATGAGGCCAAATCCATAGAAACTGGTAGAGTTTATGAAGGAAAAAAATCTAATCAAAAACTAACACAGGGTTCAGGAGATTTTGATAATCTAAGTAGTTTTATTTACAAATTCCAAATACTACCAGAATCAACAAAAGCTATAGAAGCACAAGAAATTAGACACTATTGTCCAGGTTGCGGACTTAGAATCAAGAAAACGTCTTGGAAATTCTGTCCAAACTGCGGAGAAGAACTTTAAAGTATTTTCAAAGTTATGGGTGTTTTTTTATCAACTGAGAAGATTAACTTTACCAAATCAATTTAAAATTTTATATTTAATTAAATACACACGTTATGTCAAAAATCAAACCACTTAACGGCTTTATTATACTTAAGCCCGTAGAAACTACCGAAGAATTAGTAGGTAACATTATTATCCCAGATCTAGGAAAAGAAAGGCCAGAGACTGGAGAAGTTATAGAAGTATCTACAACTTATAACTTTCACTCAGATGTAGAGATTCCATCAAAATTAAAAGTAGGAGATATCGTATTGATTCCAAAAATGGGTACTCAAAAGATTAGTCTTAGTGGAGAAGACTACTATATCACAAAAGAAACAGAAATATTAGCAATATTAGGGTAAATTAAACAAAAAATAGATTATGAGTCAAACAAAACACTTAATCGGTACAGAACTAAAAGAACAGTTACTTACTGGAATTAATAAACTAAATGACGTGGTATCATCAACACTTGGTCCAGGCGGTCGTACAGTCTTAATCAGAGAGCCAAATGGAGAAGTAAAAGCCACTAAAGATGGTGTTACTTGTTCAAAAGCATTTAATAGATTAGAAAATGATGTTGAAGATCTTGGTGCTCAAATGGTTAAACAAGTATCAATCAAATCAGCAAATGAAGCTGGTGATGGTACAACAACATCTACAATTTTGGCTACTAAGATGATTCAAGAAGGTATGAAAGCCATTCGTCAAGGTACAAATGCAGTAGAAGTAAAACAAGGTATAGATAAAACTGTGGCTTTAGTTATTGAAAAACTTAAAAACTTCTCTGTTGATGTAAGCACAGAAGCACAAATTAAGCAAGTCGCTACCATTTCTGGTAATAATGATAATGAAGTAGGTGAACTAATCGCTGCAGCAATTGATAAAGTTGGTCGTGAAGGATTAGTTACTATTGAAGAATCTAAAACTGGAGAGACAACTTTAGAAGTAGTAGAAGGTATGCAATTTGATCGTGGATACAAGAGTCCATACTTTGTAACTAATAACACTACAATGAATGCAATATTAGACGATTGTTATATTATGTTATATGACGGTCGTATTAATACAGCTGCTGAAATTATTCCATTCTTGCAAAAAGCAAACACTGAAAATAAATCAATGTTGATTATTGCTGAAGATTACGGTGATGAAGCATTGGCATTAATGATTGTAAATAAAATGCGTGGCATCGTTAAGATCGCAGCAGTTAAAGCACCAGATTTCGGTGATCGTCGTACTCTACTTTTAGAAGATATTGCTATCTTGACTGGCGGTGTTGTTATGTCAAAAAGCAAAGGCCACAAGTTAGAAAAAATCAACTCTACGACTGAGATGGAAAGCTATCTAGGTAAATCTAGATTAGTAACAGTTTCAAAAGACGAAACTACTATCATTGATGGTAAGGGCGAAGAGACTGCAATTGTAGCTAGATCTTCTGAAATTAAAGATCAGATTGACAAAGCCACTTCATTTTATGAAAAAGAAAAACTACAAGAACGTCTTGGTAAATTAATCGGCGGAGTTGCTATTATCAATGTTGGAGGTAACTCTGAAATTGAAATGAAAGAAAAGAAAGACAGAGTTGAAGATGCTTTACTTGCAACCAAAGCAGCCTTAGTTGATGGTATTCTTCCAGGTGGTGGTGTTGCATTAATTAAAGCTATCGATGCAGTTAGAAACAATACACTAAATTGGAAAGATAACGAAAAGATTGGATTCTCTATTGTAGAAAAAGCATGTTATGAACCATTTAAGAAAATCTTATCTAACTCTGGTTTAGAGAATTGGTATGAAATTCTACATGACGTAAACACTACATCTGAACCATTTACAACTTATGATGCAAAAAATAAAGTAATAGTAAATGGCATCGATGCTGGTCTTCTAGATCCAACTAAAGTGGTTATGTCTTCCATTAAGAATGCTTCTGGTGTTGCTGGAACTATCTTAACAGTAGAATCAGTAGTACTTGAAAAGAAATCAGAAAAAGAAGAAAATGCAGCAGACCCAATGATGGGTATGGGCATGTAAACTTAAAAAAATAAAGATTATGAAAATAGGATTAATTTCAATTTTAGGAAATGTTTCTCAAGGTCTAAATACTCAAGGTGGTGGATATGGCCTTATCTGTACCAAAAAAGTTAAAGACTTAAATTCATATGACACTATAGACATTAATCCGGATCCTAGTACATGGGGAGCTTATGATAAGCTCCTCGTGTGTGAGGGTGTTAATTACACTGAAGGTTCTGTAAACGTTATTGGTGGTCCTCAACCTATTCACACAGTAAAAATGCAAGCAATTGCTGATTATACTGGACCGATAGAGTTTGTTAATAAATCTTTTGATTTTGAGAAGTTTAACAAAAGAATTGGTATACAAAATGATGTATGGCCTACTGGTAAAGTAACAGACTATTTTATTGGTCACAGTAAATCATTAGTCGCTGGAGACTCACATTCTTTGTCTGTTTGGAGACCAGGATATGATCTAAGCTTTAATCAAGGCAAGACTCTTTTTGGTTGGATGAAATTAAATACTGCAGATGAATTAAATGCTAAGTACCCAGAACACGTTATTCTTTATTTTGGAAACATAGACTTAAGATTTCATTTAGCTCGTCAAGATGATCCACATGAAGCTACAAGACAACTTTTTACTAAGTATGTTGAATTTGCCAAAACATTAAATAACGCAACTCTAGCACACTTATTTCCAGTAGAACATGAATCTAGAAAAATACCAGGATCTGGCTTATATAAAAAGCAACCCTACTTTGGAACTAGACAACTCAGAATGGAATTAAGACAAATCGCAAATGATATTATATCAAACTCTGGATTAGATTACATTACTTGGCCCGAAGAATGGGTTGATGAAGATGGTATGAAAATGCTTGAAATAATGGAGTCAAAGCAGTCAGTGCACATTAAACCAAAATACTATCCTAACTTAGCACAACTATTGTCTTAGTAATTTTAAAATGATTAAATTTAATTATGGAGAAGCACAATAATATTTTAGAACACGCTAATGATATCGTCTTCAAAAGAAGCGAAGAGAAGGGTAGACAATATGGTCCTATGAAAGAGTCTATGGAAAAAGCAGCAACATTGGCATCTATTTTCTGTAATAAGGACATTAGTGCAAAAGATTTATATCTTTGTATGGTCGCACTTAAAATGTCAAGAGAATCATATAGTAAGAAGTATGATAACATTTTAGATTCTATTGCCTATATGGCTTCAATGGTAGATCATTACAAAGAAGAATACGAAAAAACAAAATAAAATATGAAAATACAAAAAATTAGAGATGTAAAAACTCCTGGCAGAGGTACATCACAAAGTGCTGGTATTGATTTCTATGTACCAGAAGAATTTACCGCTTCAGTATTACAACCTGGAGAATCTGTATTAATTCCATCTGGCATTAAAGTGCAAGTCCCAACTGGTTATATGCTAACAGCATTCAATAAATCTGGAGTAGCTACTAAACAAGGACTAAGTATTGGCGCATGTGTTGTAGATGAAGACTACGAAGGCGAAATTCACTTACATCTTGTAAATACATCGAATTTTAATACTTTGGTAGAACCAGGTAAAAAAATAGCACAATTCATTTTAATCCCAGTTAATTATGAAAATGTAGAAGTTGTAGAAGAATTAGAATCTAGAAACACTCAACGTGGTGCTGGAGGCTTTGGTAGTACTGGAGTATAAAATAAACAAATAAAAGTTATGGCAAGTCAATCTAAATTAGACTCTGTATATCTAAATATCGCAGCAGAAATTTCAAAGCTATCATTTTGTGAAAGAACTAAAGTAGGATCAGTCATTGTATCCATGGGTAACATAATTGCCTTTGGATACAATGGAACTCCTTCTGGAATGGATAATACGTGCGAATGCGATGGAGTAACAAAGCCAGAAGTTATACATGCAGAAATGAATGCGATTTTAAAAGCAGCAAAATCTGGATATTCTGTCGATGGAGCTACTCTATATGTCACACTTTCGCCTTGTATTGACTGTGCAAAATTAATATTACAATCTGGCATAAAAAGAGTAGTTTATAGAGACAACTATAGAAAAACTGATGGCATAGATTTTTTAAACAAATTCATAAACGTAGAACATTTTGATATTTAATAACGCAACCACCGCATTTGAGTCATTATACCACCATATTGTAGATACTGGTATAGACTATTCTGGAACTAAAGCCGTATTCAATACGTCATTCCAATTATCTAATCCAGAAGATATGGTTATCATAACACCAGAAAGAAACTTTAAGCAAGAATACGCTGAGTTTGAATGGGAATGGTATCTTTCTGGAGATAGAGATGCTACTGAGATTTCAGAAAAAGCAAAGATCTGGAAGTCTATGATAGTCCCAGGAACTAATGAAGTAAACTCAAACTATGGTCATTTCTGGAATAAGAATAATCAACTAGAACGAGCTATTCAGGAGCTCAAAAACAACCCTAATTCTAGAAGAGCTATAATTGTACATTATGATCTAGAAGAGCTAGATAGATATGCCGCAGACACACCCTGTAACGTTGTATTAAACTTTAGCATTGTTAATAATAAATTAAACCTAACCATCTTTGCAAGAAGCATTGATCTATGGTTTGGCTTTGGTAATGATCAATATACTTTTGCAAAGTTAATGCAGATTGTAGCAAATGAATTAGACATGCCTATTGGTAATATGCATTGGTTTGTGACTAATCTACATGTTTATGAAAGACACTTTGATAAACTAAAAAAGACTACAGACTCTACAACTGAAGACTATCAGTGTGTATTAGAAGATTGTCAAGATACTAAAGAGCCAGAATCAGGTTCTCCAAGTATGTATAAATTAGGTAAAACTACAGAAAAAAAATATCCAGTGAGTACACTATTAAATGAAAAGGGTTATAGTCCCATAGCTTTAGAATGTCTTGATTATTTTATTGATGTAAATAGAAAGACTGAAGAGACTTTTAAAACAACAAGAAAAAGAGAGTTTAATACAGGCGATAAATACATCGACAACGTTAATCTATATCACAATATTGATAGACGATATGAAGGATTTATATTCTTGCTAGAAGACTACTTTATGCAAGAAGAATCATTAACATGGGATCTTTATAAACCAAAAGCAAATCCAGATTGGACTATTTACGATTATCTATTCTTAATCTATTCACATAGAATATTTGGATCTGGTACATCAAATCAATATAACCATGGATACAATAACACTATTCTATTAGAATTCCAGAAGTATGAATCATACGAACACTTCTTTGAGTTTATGAATGCTGATAGAGGTAATTTTGTTAGCTGCTGTGTAAATCAACCTCCAAGATATCCACTTAAGAATCTAGTACAAACACACTTTAGACCTTGGGCAGATTATGTTATTGAAAATCTTAAGCCTAATACATCAATAAGTGGCATAGTGGATCTTATGAATGTTTATAACAAAGATAATAATCTACACGCATTTAATTTTCACTACTTACTAATGGCTGGAGATTTAGCAAACTATGTAAATCTTGACACTAAATTACAAGGCTTATTTGAGATAGATGAGTATTCTGATTGCAAACTTGGACCTACATCTACTTCTTCTATGAAAATCTTAAAACCGGGATATAAGTATAAAGATTTCTTAGATTTGTCTGCAAGATACGATATGAAGCCAATGGATCTAGAGGATTTGCTTTGTGTATGGTTAAAGTATATTAAGAATCCAATTTGGGACTACTACATAAAACCGCATCACACAATGAAAGACTTTGAAAACGGTTGGAATATTCCAGGAGTTGAAAAACACAAATCATATTACAAACATAAATTTAACTTTGAATCAAAATAAAATGCTAAGTATACTTTATTTCACGATGAATTCGTGCCAACCATGTAAAACATTTAAGCCGGTTATTCAATCAGCAGCAGCTGAAACAGGCGTTAATATTAACTTTATAGATGCCATTGAAAATGCGGCCATGGCAGGCACGTATGGAATAACATCAGTACCGACTACGATCTTCTTAAAGGACGGAGTGACTGTCCATAGAATGACTGGAGTGACTGGTAAGCAAACACTTATGAATTTAATACAACAACACAACTCGTAAGATAGATTTTTTTATCTTAAAGAAATTCATTACTTTTAATTAAACCTACAACATATGTCAATAGACTTAACAAAAGGTGGATCTGCACCAAAACTAAATGTAACACTTGATAAAACAACTTCGATAGTATGCGATGAGTGTGGAGGTCAAGTATTTACAGAAGGCTTGATTATCCGCAAAGCTTCTAAATTTTTAACTGGAACTTCACAAGATTCCATTATTCCTATCCCTACATTTGCATGTGCTAAATGTGGTCATGTTAACCAAGAATTTTTACCTAAAGAACTACAAACTCAAAAAGATGCCTAAACAAGACTATGGTGTTGACTATTCCTTTCAAAAATCTATATCGTATTCACAATATAGTATGTATAAGACATGTCCACACAATTGGTATCTTCAATATGTAAAGAAACATAAAAAGTTTGAAAATTCTATTCATCTTACATTTGGTACTTCTATTCACGAAGCTATCCAACATTATATGAATATCATGTATACAATCTCTGGGGCTGAGGCTGACAGGATTAATCTGATCGAATTCTTTAAAGAACGTATGGTTGAAAACTACAAAGAGGCTTTCATACAAAATAAAGAAGAGCACTTTGTAAAACCAGAAGTCTTTAAAGAATTTGTTGACGATGGCATTAACATCTTAGAGTATTTTAAAAAGAAAAGATCAGAATATTTTAGCATTAAGAATGATAGACTCATTGGCATAGAGATTCCTATTACAGAACAAGTAGTAGATGAAATTCCTAATGTGCTAATGATAGGTAGTCTAGATCTAATTATCCAGAATATTCACACTAAGAAATACACAATCTACGATATTAAGACTAGCACTAATGGATGGAGAGACAAAGAAAAGAAAGACCAAATAAAAGTAAATCAAGTCTTATTCTATAAACACTTTTATTCTAAGAAGCTAAACGTAGATCCTGATATGATTGATGTTAGATTCTTTATCGTAAAAAGAAAGTTATTTGAAAGCGCTGATTTTGTTATTAAAAGAATTCAAGAGTTTATTCCAACACAAGGCAAGATCAAAATGAAACAGGCTATTGCTGATCTACAGACATTTGTCAAAGAAGCATTTACTCCTGATGGTCAACATATCGATAAAGAGTATCCTAAAAATCTAGATGGATGCAAGTATTGTCCATTTAAAAATGATAGTGAACTTTGCAATAAAAAAAATATTTTATAAAAATATATTTTATAGATATTTTGTGTATATTTATAATAAAATAAATGGAAGAAAAAAACCTACATGATATGAGTCAAAGAACATTGACGTCTATCAAAGTACCAAAAACAATCTATGAAGATTTTAGAGTACTTACAAAAATCAATAAGCTGTATCTTCAAGATTTAACCGAAAGATCTTTATTCTTGTATATTACAGATGCAGACTACCGACACAAGATACATTCTACATATAGCACATACTACACTGGAAGTGAATTTGTAGATCAATTAAAACAATCAATAAAATAAATAATCTAAATGATAGAAGGTTACGTTAAAAAAGAAAAAAGAAAAAAGATACTTTTTCTAGGCGATGATTTGCGTATGCATAGCGGTATTGCAACAATGTCAAGAGAAGTTGTATTAAACTCTGCTCATCGTTTTAATTGGGTTCAGTTAGCTGGAGGATTAAACCATCCAGAAAAAGGTAAGCGATTAGACTTATCTGCAGACACAAATAATATGATAGGCATTACTGATGCTTCTGTTATACTTTATCCTACAGATGGATATGGTAATCCAGATATGCTTCGTCAGATAATTCAAATAGAAAGTCCAGATGCCATTATGATCTTTACTGATCCAAGGTATTATGTATGGCTATTTGATATGGAAGCAGAACTTCGTAAGAAATGTCCTATTACGTATTTGTCTATTTGGGATTGTCCTCCTGCTCCACTTTACAATAAATCATATTATGAAGCATGTGATGCTTTAATGTGTATTTCTAAACAGACAAAGGTACTTTCTGAATTAGTATTAGGAGAAAAAGCCAAAGGCAAATTTATTAAGTATGTGCCTCATGGAATAGATCAAAAAACATTCTATCCGATTAATGAATTCATGCCAGAGTCTAGCATTCTACAAGAGTTTAAACAATCTATATTTGGTTCTTTTGTGCCTGAGTTTACATTGCTATATAATGCACGAAACATTAGACGTAAGTCAGTATCAGATCTTATAACTGCTTGGAGTGTATTCACAGATTCTATTGGCAAAGAGAAAGCTAAAAAATGTGCATTAGTTTTACACACTCAAGCTTTAGATGAACATGGCACTGATTTACCAAAAGTAATTGAATTACTGTGTGATCCAAGTTATCAAAAAGTATTTATCGTAGAAAATCGATACACTCCTCAGCACATGAATCTTCTATATAATATAGCTGATGCCACTGCGCTTGTATCTTCAAATGAAGGTTGGGGCTTATCACTTACTGAGTCTATGATGGCTGGTAAAATGATTATAGGCAATGTGACTGGTGGAATGCAAGATCAAATGAGATTTAAAGATAAAGATGGTAAGTGGTTTACTCCAACTAAAGATATGCCATCAAATCACTTTGGTACTTTAAGAGAACACGGAGAGTGGGCAGTACCTGTATTTCCTACCAATATGAGTCTAGTTGGTTCAATCCCAACTCCATATATTTGGGATGACAGATGTGATTTCAGAGATATCGCCAAAGCAATTAATCTTATTTACGAATTATCACCAGAAGAAAGACAAAAGAGAGGATTAGCGGGTAGAACATGGGCAACTTCAGATGAGGCTATGATGACTGCTAAACACATGGCAGATAATATATCAGATTGTTTACAAGAAACAATTGATACATTTAAACCAAGAAAGCAATTTGAACTTCTTAAAATAGAACAATTACCAATTAAAAAGATTCCTCATCCAATAGTATACTAGTATGAATAAACCGTTATGTGTAATAAGCTGTCCAGTTGATACATTCAGTGGATATGGCGCAAGAAGTAGAGACGTTATTAAAGCTCTATATGAACTTAAAAAAGAAGAGTGGGATATTAAAATATTACCGCAAAGATGGGGAAGTACTCCATGGGGATACATAGATCAACATGCAGAAAATTATGGCTGGATGAAAGGATTGTTTATTAATGGACTTGATAGACAACCAGATTGCTGGATTCAGATCACTGTTCCAAATGAATTTCAACCAGTAGGAAAATATAGCATAGGAATTACTGCAGGCATTGAGACTAATATGTGTGATCCATCTTGGATCGAAGGACTAAATAGAATGAATGTTAACTTAGTCTCTTCTCAACACGCTAAGACTGTGTTTGAAAATTCTAAATTCGAAAAGAAAGATAATAACACAGGTCAGATAGTCGCTCATATCGCATTAGAGAAGCCTGTAGAAGTTTTATTAGAAGGTATTGACATTTCTAAGTATTTCTATGTTGAACCAAAAAGCCTTCCTAAAACTGATCTGGTCAGCTCTATTAATGATATTCAAGAATCATTCTGTTACTTATTCGTAGGTCACTGGATTCAAGGCGACTTAGGAGAAGATCGTAAAAATGTAGGCTTGACAATTAAAACATTCTTAGAAACTTTTAAAGATAAAAAGTCTAAACCTGCATTGATACTTAAAACTTCTAAAGGTACTAATAGTATCATGGATAGAGATGAAATACTAGAAAAGATCGATGCAGTAAGAAAGACAGTTAAAGGCAAAGACTTACCAAACATTTATCTTTTGCATGGTGACTTAGATGATGCTGATATGAATAATCTATACAATCATCCTAAAGTAAAAGCAATGCTTTATCTTACAAAAGGTGAAGGATTTGGTCGACCATTAGCAGAATTCTTTATGTCAAAGAAACCGGCGATTGTCTCTTCATGGTCAGGTCATTTAGACTTCTGTAGTCCAGATTTTGGAGTATTTGTACCAGGCGAGCTTAAAGATATTCATCCATCTGCTCAAGCACAAAATATGTTAATTGAAGGATCTAAGTGGTTCTATCCTAATATGTCTAATGCAGCAAAGAAAATGGAAGATATTTTTACTAACTATCAAAATTATACTGATAACGCAAAACGTAATAGTCATTTTGTAAAAACAAACTTTTCTTTCGATAATATGAAAGACAAGCTATCTACTTATTTTGATGTAGTACCAAAGCCAGTACAATTAAAACTTCCAAAATTAACTAAAATAGAATTACCAAAATTAACTAAATAATATTATGATAGACAGTCTTATAAAATGTCCAATTTGCAATAAAGAAGAGTCTTGCTATGTTCAACCTATAAATGAAACTAAGTTTGCTCATAGTTGTTTTAACTGCGGATATCAGACAAATGACTTAATGAAAGAAGGTGATTTTGATTTTACAGAATTTGAATCTACACTTCCAGAATTACATAAAGAATGTAAAATCACAGATGAAGAAGGCAGAGTCTGGTATCCAACAACAATAAACATTCCTACTAAAGGTACTGTGTTTTTAAATGGTACATCAAAAGAAAACTGCTTCTTCAGC